CGGAATTTATTGTGCGCGTTGCCATATTACTATTTAGCAATTCTTTCACAAAAATTTCATTAGCTATGAAATCGTCTGATTATATCTATCACATCCCAGCAATTCTATGTGCATTTGTGAGAATACAAAAGTAAATCCAGATTCAATTTCCATATCGCCACTTTCAGTCATCGAGTATGATAGCTCATCAATTGATGTAACAAATGCCTTTGTGTATTTAAAACTAACGACTTTATTATCATACTCATCCAACCCATACATCGTTAAATCCTTCTGATAATCGGAAAAATTACCGTCCACTTTGGTAC